GTCGCCCATGCCTGACGAGATCGTCTCGCCAATCTGTGCGCTGAAGGTTGGGACCGCGATGCGGTTGCCACCTCGTTACCTACCGTGTCAAGCACCTTGTCAACAATAACTCCCCGCGCAAAAAGGAGACAGACCAATGATGCCTGCACCGAAATTTCCCCAATATAAGACTGTTCCGACCGCATCGCTGATACCGTACGTACGCAACGCCCGGACTCACAGCCCCGCTCAGGTGGACAAGATTGCCGCCTCGATCCGTGAATTTGGGCTTTCTCAACCCGATCATTACGGACGGGCAGAACGGCATTGTCGCGGGCCATGGGCGCGTCATGGCGGCCCAGAAGCTAGGGCTTGATACACTGCCGACGATTGACGCGGCGCACCTGACCGAGGCGCAGCGCCGCGCCTATGTGCTGGCAGATAACCGGATGGCATTGGACGCAGGCTGGGATAACGATCTGCTCAAGATCGAGTTGCAGGATCTGGAAGCTGAGGGGTTCGACCTGTCATTGACCGGTTTTGACTTGGGCGAGATCGCCGCGCTGACACTGGACGAGACCGAGGGCCTAACCGATCCCGACGCGGTGCCTGACGCGCCTGCCGTGCCCGTGACGGTTCTGGGCGACGTGTGGCTGCTGGGGCGGCATCGGCTGATGTGCGGATCGTCTACCGACGCGCATACGGTCGATGCCGTGCTGGCAGGCGTCAAGCCGCACCTGATGGTGACAGACCCGCCTTAGTGGGGGTGGAATATGACGCCAACTGGCGGAATGAGGCAGACCGGGCCAATGGTAAGCCCTACGGCGCTTGCGCCGTAGGCAAGGTTGAGAACGACGACCGATCAGACTGGTCTGACGCATGGGCGCTGTTTTCTGGCGATGTGGCATATGTCTGGCATGGGGAAAAACAACTTGTGTCGTTGGGTTCTGAGTTGGAGAAATCAGGCTTTCAGCTTCGCAATTTGATTGTTTGGGCAAAATCAAATTTGGTTATCGGGCGGGGAAACTATCATTCGCAGCACGAAACCTGCTGGTATATTGTTCGAAAGAAATCTGGCGCAACGGGCCATTGGGCGGGCGACCGTAAGCAAACAACTGTTTGGAAGATCGACAAGCCGCAGAAATCCGAGACCGGCCACAGCACGCAAAAGCCCGTTGAGTGTATGCAGAAGCCGATTGAGAATAACTCATCGCCGGGGCAGGTGGTTTACGAGCCTTTCAGCGGATCAGGCACAACCATCATCGCAGCGGAAAAGACAGGTCGCGCTTGTTACGCGATTGAGTTAAACCCTGCTTACGTTGATATGGCTGTTATCCGCTGGCAGAACTTCACCGGCCAGACCGCCACCCTTGAGGCGACGGGCCAGCCGTTCAGGGCGTAGACCCTCAGCGCAATTCAAACAACTTGCCCGCGCGCAGGGCGTCAAGCTGGGCCTCGACCGATCCCATCGTGGCACGGACCTCGGGGTCCATGCTGGCGATGTCGTGCATCATGATCTTCTTTTGAAAAATCAAAGATCGTGGCTTGCAGGTCGGCGTATTGCTCTTTGGTCATGGTGTGGCTCCTTGCCGGTGTGTCTCTCTGCATCCTTATTGCCGCCTGTTACCTACCGTGTCAAGCGCCTTGTCATCTATAATTACCTGCGCTATATTTAACGTATGGATGGAATGCCTAAAAAACCCTGTGGACGCAAACAGCACGCGCCGACCGATGCACAGCGCCAGCTTGTCCAGCTTCACGCGACGGTTGGCACGACCCAGGACATGATCGCCCGCGTGATAGGTATCGACAAAAAGACGTTGCGGCTGCACTACCGCGACGAGTTGGACCTATCTATGGCGAAAGCAAACGCCACAATCGGCGGCGCGCTGTTCAACAAAGCCAAAGGCGGCGACACGGCGTCCATGACATTCTGGCTCAAGACGCGCGCCCGGTGGCGCGAAACGGCTGACGTGAACCATGTTAGCGAGGACGGCAGCATGTCGCCAAAGGCCGCCCTGGACCTGTCTCGCCTGTCACCTGAAGCACTGGCGGAACTTGGCAGGATTTCCGATGCTGCCGACGATTGACGACGCACTGGCGGCTGATAAGCTCGCGTGCAGTCGATCCCTTGCCTATTTCGTAGAGCGCGCATGGCGTCACATCATCCCTGACACGTATCAGCACGGGTGGCACATAGACGCGATCTGCGAGCACCTGGAGGCGGTCAACGCCGGGCAGATTACGCGGCTGCTGGTTAATGTCCCGCCCGGCACGTCCAAGTCGACCCTGATCGGCGTAATGTATCCGGCGTGGCTTTGGGGGCCAGCGGGCAAGCCTGAGCACCGATACATCGGCGCGGCTCATGAGCAGGGTTTGGCAGTGCGCGACAACCGGATGATGCGCGAACTGGTCAACTCCCCTTGGTATCAAAGGCGCTGGCCGATTTCGATGATGGGCGACCAAAACGAAAAGCTGTATTTTGAAAACGAGCATCGTGGATTCCGTCAAGCCTGCGCCGTGGCGTCAATGACGGGCCGCCGCGGGGGCACGGTGGCGTGGGACGATCCTTTATCGCCGGAAAAGGCAAACAGCCCAACGCACCGTGAAACGGCAATCCGCGTGCTGTCCGAAACCGTGCCCACCCGCTTGAGCGATCCGGCAAAATCTGCAATCATCGTGGTCATGCAGCGGCTTCACGAGAAAGACCCAAGCGGGCACATTATCGCCAGTGATCTGGGATATGAACACCTACGCATCCCGATGGAATTTGATCCGGCGCGGCGATTTACAACATCGATTGGCTGGACGGACCCGCGCCAGACCACCGGCGAATTGCTGGATCCTGTCAGGTTTCCGCCAGCAGTCATTGAGCGCGACAAAAAGGCGATGGGGTCTTACGCGTGGGCCGGTCAGATGCAGCAGCTACCCAGCCCCGCCGGGGGCGGGATATTCCGCTCCGACTGGTGGCAGTATATGGACACCGCCCCGCCTATCGAGTGGCGGTCGATCTATGCCGACACGGCGCAGAAAACCAAAGAGACGAACGATTATTCAGTGTTTCAATGCTGGGGCCGGTCGCGCACTGGGCAGGCTGTTTTGCTGGACATGGTGCGCGGTAAATGGGAAGCGCCCGAATTGCTGGAACGCGCGCGCCAATTCTGGGCAAAGCATAACGCGATTGACGGTCAAGGAGCGCTGCGGTCATTCAATGTCGAGGATAAGGTGAGCGGCACGGGTTTGATTCAGCAGTTGAAGCGTGAGGGCGTCCCGGTCTTGCCGATCAAGCGCAACATCGACAAAATAACGAGGGCATATGACGCCGCGCCGTTCATCGAAAGCGGTAACGTGACACTGTTACGGGGCGTGCCGCATCTGTCGGACATGATGGGAGAAGCTGAAGCCTTTCCAAACGGCACGCATGATGATACGCTTGATCCGATGATGGACGCGGTATCCAGTATTTTACAGGGTTCAATCAATTCATGGGCTGGAACAATATGACAATCATGGACGGCCTGCGCAACATCGTCGCCAATCTCGGCACGGATCGCGACAAGGCATCGCACACCCATTATTACAACACCACAATCGCCGACGATCAGCTTGTCGCCATGTATCGCACCAGCGCCATTGCCCGCAACGTGGTGGACCTGCCCGCAGAGGATGCGACCCGTGAATGGCGCGAATGGCAGGCCGACGCGGAACAGATCAGCGCGATTGAGGCTGAGGAAAAGCGGTTGGGCTTGCAGGGCAAGACGATGCAAAACCTCAAGCGCGCGCGGCTGTTCGGCGGCGCTGCAATCTATATCGGCACCCGCGACCTGGACGCATCGAAGCCGCTGGATCCGGCCCGGATCGGCAAGGGCGGGCTGCAATATCTTGCGGTTTTGAACAGGTCGGAAATTACGGCGGGGGAAATCCAGCGCGACCCGCGCCTGCCGGGGTTTGGCAAACCGATCATGTATCGGATGAATCCTGCCACCGGCGCATCGGTTGATATCCACCCAAGCCGTCTTGTCATCGCTACAGGCGAAGAAGTGTCAGACGATAGATACTCCGCACATCCCGGATGGGGTGACAGCACGTTGAACGCCACGATCAGCGCCGTGCGGAACCTCGACGCCGCCATTGCCAACGTCGCGTCGCTCGTGTTTGAGGCTAAAGTTGATGTGATCGGCGTCA